TTGGACGAGGAGTCTATAGTGCATGAGTTGTTGCACATAGCCTTTCCCCAGGCTGAAGATGAGGAGTACGATGAGTACGAGCAGTTCATAGCCAAGATGGCGAAGGACACGATATTACTGTATGAAATGAACTAAGAAATGATAGCACCGCAAGAACACGTAGAGAGAGTATTGACAAGATGCTTTGAAGTTTACCCACCCAAAGGCAAGCAGCATCGTAAGTTTTTCAAGAACCTTGTAAGGCAAGGTAGTATGCCTGAGAAGATGGCGAGTATGATCGTCAGGATCATTGAGAACCCGAACTGTGTGTACATAGTGAAGGCTGACGGAACACTGAAGATATTGGAATGAAAGTAACGCTAAGACCTGACGAAATCACAGTTTGTGAGATGATAGGAAGAATGAGAACATTGATAGCAAGAAACGCTGGTGTAAAAGATGCTAAAATAGGAAGCCATGACGGTATGGCTGCTGATGTTGACGGGGTAATTGCTGAGTATGCCTTTGCAAAACAATTCAATGTATTCCCAGATATAGGTTTATCTCCGAGAAGCGGAAGTTACGATGGCGTATATAAGGATTACAGGTACGATATAAAGTCTACGAGGTACAAAACTGGAAAGTTATTGTCCACGCTGAAAGTTAATCCAGATGTTGATATGTATATACTCGCTATAATTGAAGATAATACGGTAACATTTGCTGGATGGGCTTTGAAGGATGAACTCATACAAAAGTCCAACATGAAAGATTTAGGTCACGGAAAAGGTTATTGCTTAAGCCAAAATCAATTAAGATCACTATGAAATCATTTATGACAACCCTACTATCGCTTATATCCATCATCTACCCGATGGAGCAGAACCATACCAGCAATATGTGCTGTATGAACTGTGCGATGAAGAAGGAGGATGAGGTAGAGTTAAAAGAAGAAAGAGATGAAAACACCACTACAAGAATTGATTGAACGGCTTGAAAAGAAGATTGATGTTTGCAATAAAAACAACCTTGAACGGGAGGCAATGGGAATGATTGAAGCAAAGGCAATAGCAACCGAACTGATAGAAAACACCCTCCAAGACAACGGACTGATAGAGGCGGCTTTTGATGAAGTTAGAAGGTTGCACCCTTACAAAGAATCAGGAAACCGTGAAAGTTATTCTCAATACAATGAAGGGTGGCAAGACGCTATTGATTCACTTGAAGTAAGGTTGAACTCGAAAAATCACTAAAACAAAACAAATAAGATGACCGAGACTGAAGAGTGCTACTACAACGCCTACCAGCTATTGATAGGTGCTACAGACTACGACAAGCTTGCAGAGCAGGAGGTGTTCTACCTGCCTGAGAACCACGAAGACCCAGATGTAGTGTTGAGCTACTACGAGTCTGTGGAGGATTACGAGAAGTGTAACGAGATAATTAAGTCAAGATGAGTAAAGCAAAATTCTGGTACGACAAGGATTCGTTAGATAAAGCTTCTGAAGCTGTTGACAAGGAACTCTCCAATGCGTTCATACCAACACTTGAAGGAGACGAAGCTGAGGAGTTCGTCCGTAAGGCAGACGAGAACGTAAGACTTATGCGACAGAGACGCTGCAAGAACCACGTATGGCGCAAGGACTACCTCAACGGTGGTAAGAAGTGTCAGGTGTGCGGATACAAGAGAGAAACTCCAACAAGAAATAAAGACGTAGAAGCATGAAAGCAGAAGAACTACGCATCGGGAATTGGGTAAGAATAAAAGATGTTCCAACTACTAATGAATGGCAAGTAGAAAGCATAGGAAATCTCCAACAAGTTGCTGGAAGATTATGGTCAATTGAAGAACTTGAACCAATCCCCCTAACAGAAGAATGGTTGGTGAAGTTTGGGTTTGAGAAAAATGATGGTATTTGGGAGCATGAAGAATCAATGTGGTCGTGTGAAATTAGTGGAGATGACGATTCATTTAACTTTAAAAGGTTGGGTCTTGACATTCCATGTATTGAAATATTTTACGTCCACACCCTCCAAAACCTATACTTTGCACTTACAGGAGAAGAACTCCAGACTGACGAAAACGACCAAATTGTCAACCAATAAACTGACGTTAAGAATGAAAAACAAGATACTTACTGCTTTTGGTTTAACTACCATGAGTGAATACGAGAGACTTAGAATGTCTTACGAGAAGTCTCTGAGAATAATATCTTCTAAACAGAAAAGATTAAGCGTTTATGATAGCAGTAGCAATAGATCCGAGTCTAAGTAATACGTGTCTTACTGCTTTTGATGTTAGTGACAGGCTCATTGTCATCGATTCAGTTACTGTAACGACCCAAAAGAACCCTAACAAGAAGATTAGAGCGTCCTCAGACCTCATTGAGAGATGTGTGGACCTTTACAGGGGTTCTAAGCAGTTCGTAGAGCGTTACAGACCACAGATTATCTTCGCAGAGACACCAAGCGGTAGTCAGAGTGCGAGTGGGATGAAGAACTACGGTGTTAGTTGCTTTCTGCTTGCATCATTACCAGACAGATGTTTGGAAGTAACTCCACACGAAGTTAAGATGGCAAGTGTAGGAAGAAAGAATGCCAGTAAGAAGGAGATGATCGAGTGGGCTTACGAGCAGCACCCAGAGGCTCCGTGGCTTGTTAGGAATGACTTCCCACTAATGAAGCAGGAACACATGGCTGATTCGATTGGTGTAATGTATGCAGGAATGCGAACAAAGGAATTTGAATGGCTTATTAAGGCTACTTTTTCTTAGGCTGACGTTTCTTTTGACCCTTACCCCTGGCACGTTTATCGCCAGGCATATCTTTTTTAGAGCCTCGGTTTACGGATCGGGGCTTTTTTACTACCCCATTCTTTGTGTGTGACATATCGTTCTTGTCACCCTTCTTGACAGTACCCTTCTTTACGGCTTTGCGTCTTGCCTTGTTACGTGCAGCACGTTTTTTCTTGTACTCTTTTTTGTAGTTACGCTTTGCCATATAACAAAGATAACCCTTATATTTGGAAAATGGAAAGCAACACGAGTAAGCGAATATTCGAGGACCTTGTATCCTCAGACATCAAAGGAAAGCAGGAGTACGGTGTAACCGTAGATAGGGAAGACTACTCCAAGGAAGAATGGCTTCAACACGCATACGAAGAAGTTCTTGATACTGCTAAGTATCTGAAGAGGGCTTTGGATACGTCAGGAACGAAGTCACCACACAAGGCTGCGGTAGACATTCTACTTGAGCTGGATGCTGGACTCAACACCGAGATAGGTACTGAGACTACACCTGCCGAGAGAATGGCATTCAAGAAGGTGTCTGTACTGATACTTGAGAGATGTAAGAAGATAGATCCTGAGCGATTTACTATTCCCACCCCGCCTCAAGGAGTGTTAGCAACACTATAAGCCTGTCGTAGTAGGGCATAAACGTCCTGTTTCCAGGGTTAGCCTCAAGCATTTCAACGTGAGTGCTTATCATATAACCAACATTGGTTATTGTAGACTCTTTGTTTAACCTTATTTGGTTATTCATGTTGACGAATGGCTGAAGTCTCTTCTTCAGTTCCTTGAAGTTCTTTGGTTTATCCATTGTATGTAAATATCATTTTGTCTCTGAATCCTCTTCTTGTGTTCACGAACTTAGGTAGTGAGCATACAAGCTTGTAGTTATGTTTTAGAAGTAAATGTATGATAGGCTCGTTGTCGCTTACCACCTCCGCATACACATTTCTCCATCCGTGTTCCAGTAGAAAGTGTTCCATTAGCATAGAACCTACGCCCATCCTTGAGTCAGTCGGGTTTACGCACATCATCACCTCCATGTTGTGTAGGTTGGAGAACATTGCACCTTGTATGCCTATTATGACACCTACTATCGAATCGTCTATAATCGCAACATAAACGTGGCAATGAGGCGATAAAACAGACTTAGATATAGTGCCGTGAGCGTCTACAGCGTCTATCATCATCATACCAGACTGTTCAGCGCATATCTGCACCAGGCTCTCTATCTGATACCCTTCTGTTGGTTTAGCTTTTCTTATATCCATTTGATAATTATTTGCTTGCTAATTTAGGAATAGTTTCTACATTGCGACCCTATTTGAAAAAACAATTTTAAACCACTAACTTTAGAAGTATGCAAAAAGAGGGTGCAGTAAGAAATGAAGAGCTGAAGGAATTGCGTAACAAGGCTCTAAAAGTGTCTGAGATGATGTCTCCAGACCTTAACGACCTACAGCGTGTAGTAATCGACAGGAACACGACCATTTACGTTAGCAAAGACACCGATCCTGCCGAGGCGAGAAGAAAATTCGTAGAGAAGATGCAGAACAGGAAGTTTGACATAAGATACAAGAACTACGACCTGGGAGATGAAGGATGAGCTAAAAATGAGCCTACTGAAGGAACTTATGTTCGGTAAGGATGTTTGGGATCACGAGCATCACGAGGAGATAATGTTCCTGCACGACTTTGGCTTTGTAAAGCTCTACGATGATAATATGCAGTTCGCTGCCACTACCGAGCAGGGGATAGTAGAATTAGAGAGATTAATCAAGCTTTATTTTGTGTTTCTCAACTGAATTACTAAATTTGCTCACTCTCAAAAGTTCTTTGCTTTTGTTTTTGTTTTCATTGCTGTTTAGGAAGCCCTCGCCCCTTGGCGGGGGTTTTCTTTTTATATTTACTGTATGATACCAAGAAAGAAGAAGACCTGTAAGGAGTGTGGCAAGGAAGACTACATTTGGAGTAAAGGAAGATGTAAGCCCTGTGCGTCCAAATCATACAAGAAGCTGGGTCCGTCTAAGAAGGCGAAGGATAAAATCGACCTTGATACTAAGTTCTACGAGGAGCTTTGGTCAGAAAGACCCCACTACTGCGAGGAGTGCGACAAGGATTTAGGTAAAAACTGGGAACGCTATATGTTCTCACACATTTTGTCTAAGGGTTCTCAACCAAAACTTAGACACAATAAGGACAACATCAACATTTTATGCCTGGAGTGCCATCAGAAGTGGGAGTTCGGAGATAAGAAGTCTATGAAGATTTACCCTGCCAACGAGAGACTGATAGAGCTACTGAAGCATAGTCTTTTGTAATTGCCTAATTTTCAGTAACTTAGCAGAATAAATCACAGCCATGAATAATAAGTCTTGGAATATTGTGTTTTGGAACAGACCAGACGTACACAAAAACTGTGTATGGAGTGACGGTAAGCGTTACTTTGATGGGTTCTTAGGCTCTGACAATTCAGTGTACAGAAAGACATCAGGAAGACCTGTAAAGGAGCCTGATGCTGTTTGGTGGATTGAAAAGCCTAAGACTGTATCAGATGACGAGGAATAGGTCTTGAGTCCAGCATAACGGCTTGTAGCCATCTTCAAACTCTCCGAGGATAAACCCTTTAGAGAGCCAGAACTCCTTTCCTTCATCGTCAGGCTCTTCACATACAAATACTTCAATATCTGCACGTTGTTCGTGAGCCTTTAAATTAAATACAGTACCTGGGTTCATCCACAGGAAACTTTTTTGTAATATTGCAATCATGGACACAAATATAGCACAAGCTTTCATTGAATCAATAGATTATTCGCACGTAAAGCACATTATTAGGTCAAATAAGAGCATAAAAGCCTATTGGGGCGGTGTAACACCGTCTATAGCTGACTTAAAACGTGTAATAAAGAATATGTGGGAAAGGGTATCTCAGCACGAAGCCGCTGAAGACTGCGTTAATGGAATCGTAATGATAAAGACGGGGGAAGATATTAGGATTGACTTCCTTTATCTTTCTTATTCTTTGAGAATGGGAGAATCTTCACAAGATACTCAGGAAGAGACTCAGCAAGAGATTGAGCCTGAGAAAGGATCTTCTTTGATTCTTCCGTAATATCGTACTTGATTACGATCTTCTTTTTCTTAGGGTCGATTTTTATTTCCATATTATTCCTGCCATATAGAGGGTTAACAGCCAAATAGCGGCTGAGGCAAAGATAAGGATAAGAATCATAAGTGAATTGTTAACGAGTCTCCTCGTTTCCCTTGACATCATAGGTTGTGAGTTATACGTGCTACCTGTCCGTGTCTCTTACTGTGTACAAACGCCTCTACAGCCTTCTTAGCCCCTATGTAGCCATTTTTACTGTGCCAAGAGTCTCCAGGACTCGGGGTTCTTAAATATTCCACTGTAACGCCTACAAAATCTTTTCCAGACAGAAACTTATGTGTCTGCTTGTGATGTATGTGATGGCAGTAGATATATCTCATAGGGCAGCTCACCCAAAGGTCAGGTGCTTCCTGCGCCATGATTAAAGGTAGACTATCAAGCTTTGCTCCATCTCCGTGGTTGGTTCCAATAAGATTTACTCCGTAGGAAGTGTACTTACGATGAGCGATACTAACATCGAACGTGACGTTTGGATGAAATCTGTAGTAAGCCTCTAAGGTCTGAGCCAGCATCCAACCTGACATATAATCGTGATTGGAGGGGTTGAATATAACGTGTACATCTGCCACTGGAAGCATCTTCTCAATAGCTCTTACATACATCGTCTTAGCCTCAAGGAAAGCCTCGTGCCACATTCCACTTGTGTCTTGGGGAGTTCCGCTTGTGGTGGTTCTTCTTGGGGTGTCTACGTGAAGAACATCGTTGCCAATGACAAAGAATATCTTGTCGATACTGAACCCAGAAGCCTTAGAGAGTATTCCATCGATAGCCCAATCTACTTGACGCACTGCCTTCTGCATATCGTAGGATTGACCTGTCTCACTGATTGAAGCCAACTTGCCAACGTGTATGTCAGCAGGGTCTACAACCAAGCAATGTGGGTCTTCCGATGTTACTCTTTCCATCTTCTTGAAAACAGGTGACCACTGCTTGATATCCTCAAGTATATCGTCAAATGTATTTTCAAGAATCTTGGTGCTTACTTGATTATCTTCTTTGGTGACTACAGAGAACCTTAGTTCACCACTTGATGTCTGCCAATGCTTGACAGATACAACGTCTTCTTTTTCTATTCCACGCTCTGCGAGGTGGAGGTCAAGGGCTGTGTTACTGTTGATGTTTGTAACGCTTGAGCCTCTGTGTTCGTTTATCAAATCTATCTCCTCTGGAGACAGTCTCATTCTTTTGTTTGCCATGCCGCTAAGATAATACTTTTGTCAATAAAAAAAGGGGCAGTACTCGAAAGCACTACCCCAAGGAAGGAGAAAGGAAAGGAACAGGACAAAGATAGTAAAAATAACAAAGCATTTACGTACCCTTTCTGTTGCCAGTGTTAGCACCGTGAATACCTATCGGTGGGGTTCCGAAGAACTTCTTCATCTGCTTTCCGCAGCACATAAATACAGGATTCTCGTTCATTCCGTGAACACGGTCTTGAACCATCTTACACTTTCCTTGGCACTTGTAACTGTAAGTCATATCTAAATTTTTGGCAATGTATAAAATCATAATGTCAAATCAAATAACTATTTTTGTAACAAAGCAAAATCTTAATGACCAAAGGGAAGGGTCCTGAAATAATCATCAACGGAAACCCAAAGCCACCGAAGTTCGTGTGGGAGGGCAAGCCAAAGATGACAAAGGCTGAAGAAGCCAAGTGGTGGTTACAGGAACAAGAAAGATGGGTGGAAGGACACGCAGGGCTAAAGGGTCTACACTACTTCTATCTAACTCAGATAAAGATAAAACAGCCGAGAGGTCAACTGATACACCCTTGGTGGAGAGATGTTGACGAGTGGGTTATCGATGAATACTACGAAGCCACAAGACTTGGACAGGATCTGTGTATCTACAAGCGTAGGGGTATAGGACTGTCTGCTTTGTTTGGGGCAGGAGTGTCGCTATGGAAGGCTATGACAAGCCCAGGTTCGACATCGCTCCTGACATCAAATAACAGAAGTAAAACAGAAAAGCTATTCAACGAAAAGGTAGCCGTAGCATACGACAAGTTCGATGAGTGGGTAAAGCCTGAGAAGAAGTCTCAAAGACTTACAGGCTACATGACCATAGACATTAAGGACAACGAGGGTATGACCACTGGTAACTTCTCAAACATCCTCGCAAGACAGACAAGCGATAGTCGTAAGGATGCAGCCAACTTTGAATCGGAACGTGCGGCACACGCATTTATCGATGAGTTATTCCTGCATGACTACGCATCAGAGGTACGTCAGTCCATACAGGCTTGTCTGATGGATGACTTTGAAAAGATTGCGCCTGTAGTGTTCGGTGGTTCTGCTGGCATCGTGTCGGAAGAGGGTATCAAGGAGGCAGAGATGATGTGGAAGGAAGCCGAAGCTCTGAATGTTAGGACTGTATTTATCCCTGGAACAATGGGTATCAGTCGTGCGCCTGAGTTCGATGAGAACGGACACCAGACAGGCAAGTTCTACGACTTCTGTCCGAACGGATGGTCTGATCAGGATGGCGCAAAAGAGTGGGTAGAGAAGCGTAGAGAATATCTTGATAGGTCTGACGATAAGCGTGACTACATAGGTTTCGTAAAGTCATACCCTCTATCTATCGATGACATCTTTGAGATGAATAATGTAGGTATTATTCCTGAAGACATATTACCAAAGATAAACGCACAGAAAAAAGTCATAGTAGAGTCACCAAGACCTGTAAACACATACGACCTTGTTGAGCAGGGAGGGAGGGTTGTAGCCATAGCTAACACCAAAGGCAATTACACGATACTTGAACACCCTGTAACAGGCGAAGATTACAGAGCTGGAACTGACCCTATCCCTATGGTAGACACGGACAGTATGGATACTAAAAAAGCGTTGAGCAGTGGTAAGCGTTCCGTACACTCCACCATAGTAAAGCGTCCAAGCACACAAGAGTACGTTGCGTTCTATCAACGAAGAACAAACGACCCTATTACGATATACCAAGAGACTATGATGCTACAGCGTTACTACAACGACTGTAAGAACATGATCGAGCGTAACGAGGGTAGGGTTTTGATGGATCAGTACAGGCAACACGGAACCTGGGCATACATAGCAAACCAACCAATAATCACAGGAGCCAAGTCATTTGACAGGAAGGCTGCAAAGGGATTCCACAAGGATAGGTGGAACAGGGACACGATATACAATCTATTCTTCGAGTACCTTAGAAATCACGCAGACAGGATATGGTTCTTGGAGATAATCAATCAACTACCAGACTTCCACGTTAGCAACACCGACCTTTTAGATGCGTTGGTTGCCTGTGAACTGTACGACAGAGATGAGTACAAGAAGAGCAACAAAAAGATGTCTGTAAAGTACAAGGAGGTTAGTTATGTAACTACCGATGAATCAGGTAGAAGGGTAACAAAGTGGAAGAAAATTCCGATATTTGAAGTTGGAGAAGAGTTTCCTGCAAAAACAGGTATAGGAATATGGAACACAAGAACGCCAAAGGAAGAAGCGTAAGGTGGGTAGGAAGAGATGGGAACGATAAAACAGGTGAGTTCCTTGCAGTGGGGTACAGGGGTGATATAAATAATGGACTAAACACTTACGCAATAGTAATAAGACACATAGATGGAAGAGTATTTGAACTTCCTTTAGCCGCTTTAAAATTCATAACAGATGATACTGGACAACAGCCACAGTCTTGAAATAGTTTACGACAGACCAGACAGCTATTTTGACAAGAAAAAAATAGAGGAAGAGTATGGGTCTATTGAGAACTGGTACGCTCAGAATGTAAGATACATAGCCACCCACTACAACATAGCCTCAAACACAGACGAGGTAAAGAGAGAGGGTAAGAGAAGCACAAAGAGATGGGCAGAGGCATCTCCAGTAGATCAGATCATCAACAACTACAGATACTTTATGGGTACGCAGGAGAACTTCAACTTTGCGTACCTAACGGAGGATGATAAAGGCGGTGAGCTTCCTGCCCCTTACGTAAAGGGAGAGCAGATATTTGAGTTGATCGAGTATATGCGTGGAGGGATCAGAAAGGTCCTCAACTCAACTAAGATTGCCATAGAGAGCCTTGAGCCGTCTAAAATCTCAAAGAAGCTTGAGAAGGTTCAGATGATAAAGCTCAAGAAAGACCTTGCTGAGTTCTTCAATCAGACGCAAGAGCAGTTCGGTATGGGGTTCTTCCCAGAGGGTATCGGAAACAATATCGACCTTGACGAGGCTGTAGAGAAGGTTATGAAGTCTCCAATCGATGAGATGGAGGAGTACGGTCTTGACCTTATCAACGACATCGTAAACAGAAACAGGCTGAAGGATCAGATGATGAGAGCGTTTACAGACTGCGCTGTAGGAAGATACTGCGGAGTGTATGTGGACGAGATGCACGGAAGACCATACACAGAGGTTATTCCACCTTACAATCTTATCGTAGACTTCAGCAACGACTCAGACTACAACGAGACAGCAGAGTTTGTCGGTTGGGTTACGTTTATGACACCCGAAGAGATTTACTACAGATACGACCTTACAGACGAGGAGCGTGAATTAGTGAAGGAGATGTCTATTACTACGCCTGGCATCGGATTTGAACTTCTAAACCACTACAACGGTTCAAGCGGATCGGACATCGGATTTAACTGGTGGGGCGGTCCTGACGGAAGAAACTACAGACAGGTAGCTGTTGTTACAGGATTTTGGATTACAGAGGTTCCAGAAGATAAAAAAGTAAACAAAAAGAAAGGCGGTAAAGACATTACTCCTGTCCACGGAAACGACTCAGAGCGTTACACATACCTAAGAATAGACAGAGCCACTATGATCGGCAACGCTATCCTTACAGATTACGGTCAGGACTACAACGTGGTTTATGACTCAATGAACCCAAGCCGCCCTATGCTACCTGTACGTACATTCATCCCTAACATGATGATGGGAATGAACCGTTCTGTAGTTGACAGAATGAAGAAGCTACAGGATGACATCGATGCATACGAGTACAAGATTCGTCAGAACATCGGTAAAGACCTTGGAAAGGTTTACTTGATTAACGGACATAAGCTTGGAGAAGGAGATACTGTACGTGAACTTGTAGCCAACTTGAAGAAGTATGGAATGCACGTCACAGACGGTTCGGACGGTGAAGACCCTAACGTACTTGACGGACAGAGAATGGTTGAGACAGTCGATATGACGCTTGACCAAAACGTAATTCGTTACACGCAGTTGATTCAAGAGAAGGAGCGAATGATGAAAGAAATCATCAACGCATCTAAAGTATCTATGGGTCAGTTGACAAGCTATGTAGGTTACGGATCGCAGCAGCAGTCTATAAGTCAGAATCAGTTGGGTATGGCAACATACTACGATGGGTTTATGACATACTACACCTATCTACTTCAGTACATCCTTAACAAGGCTAAGATCATGTTGATGGATATGGATGGTGAAGAGGCGGCAGACGTAATGCTGTCTGAAGATGCTATCAAGTTCTTCAAGAACACCACCGAGTTCCAGTTGGAAGATATGATGGTCAAGGTTGACATTGAAGATGTTATCGATGAGCAGTCAAGACAGAGACTGTTGACCATCGCACAGGCTATGGCTCAGAATGCAGACAAGACAGGGTTCGACTTTGATGACTACATCGAACTTGAAACTGCACGTACATACGGTGAGCTGAAGGATAAGATGACCCTCAAGATTAAGAAGCGTAAGATGCAACAAGAGCAGCAGCAGCAGATGATGATGCTACAGCAACAAGCGGAGCAGGAGCGTCAGCGTCAGTTTGCATTGCAGCAGCAGGAGATGGCAGAGCAAGGCAGAAACGCAAGAGAGTCTGCTAAACTTCAGCAAAAAACAATGCAGCCAGTTGCAGATAAAGAAGCTGAACTTACCTATGAACAGCAAAGACAGGAGGAGGGTCTTGGTGGTATGGGTGCATAGTGTTGTAAATCAATAAATTATATATAACTTTGTAAAATGGAAGAAATGAAGGACGATGTTGTTCAGGAAGACAACAATGCGAACACGGAAGAAGGACAGGAACAGGGTTCTTTGAATTACGATGTAGAGGTATCTCTTGAGCAAGATGAGGAGCAATCCATCATCTCAAAGCTCATGGAGGAAAACCCAGGCAAGGAAGAGGATGAACTCTCCGAGCAGATCGAGGAGTTAAAGTCAAAGATGCTTGATGATAAAAAGAATCAGGCGGTTGAGGACTTGAAGAAAATCGATGCTGTAAAAGAACGTGAGGGTAACTCCGAACTTTCCGATGAAGAGGCTTGGGAGATTGTACTCCAAGAGGAAGAGGAGTCTAAGCAAGAGTCAATCTTGAAAGACCCATTCTCGTTTGACAACGAACCTGCCAAAGAAGAACCTAAAGTTACTGAGAGCCAAAAGCTTCAAGAGATGGAGCAAAAGGTTGCACAGGCTGAGTCTGTACTAAGCGACCCATTGATTGATGGGTACTTAAAGTTCAAGCAGTCTGGTAACGGTAACTTCAGAGAATACTTAAAGTCTTTTGAGTTAGACAAAGACTACGATGCCATGCCTGACAAGAAGGTATATGAAATGGGCATCAAGAAACTTGACCTAACAGAGGAAGAGATTGAGTACGAGATGGATAGGTTTGATGACCTTTCACCTGCACAGAGAAAGATTGAAGTTCGGAAGATGCGAGCAGAGATGAAGTCAGAGCAGGAGAATAGAATCAAGAATGTTGCGTTTGAAACCAACGAACAGTCGGTTGAGCAGCAGAAGAAAATGCAAGAGATACAAAGAAAAAATCACGAACAATTCGTGGGACTTACTAATTCAATGAAGGGTAAGGGTTATTACGGTTTAAATCTCACCGAAGACATGACCAAAGCCATTCACGATCACGTAGTCTCAGGTAAGATAGGTTTCGTTAATGCAGATGGTACTGTGAATGTCAATAAGATGTTTGACTTTGCCGCCTGGGATTTGTTCAAGAAGGATGTCCTTCAGAATAAAGTTCAACAGGGAAAGGTCAAAGGTCAGAAGGCAGAGTTCATCAAACGTGCTGCACCGAAGAGAACGGGTTTAAAAACCACAAAAGTAGGAGGCAGAACGAATGATTACAACGCATACTTGAAGGCAAGAGGCGATGCCGCAGGAAGAAGAGGGGTTAATGGAGGGAACATAACTCTTTGATAAAAATTTAAAAGAAATCTAAAATGGCACAAAATAGCCCTTTAAACGTTGCAGACAACTTGACTATTCGGTCATTGTCTGATCGTAACGATTTCCGTAACGTGTATGACCTTTCAGGAGGTTATAACAAGTTCGGAATGATCGTTAACATCTTGAATATGCCTTTCGGAGGCGGTAAGCAGTTCGATACTGACCAGTACGAGAAATCAGTAATGGGTCGTGGACACGTTATTGCTCAAGTAGCTGCTGGTGCAATCGCTGGTAACACACTTGTTCTTACACTTCAGCCACAGGGAACTCCTCCTGCACCAGTTGACACTTTCCGTGTTGGTGACGTTGTAGTTGCTGCTGACCACAGTGTATCAGGTAAAGTAATCGCAGCTACTCCAGGTTCTATTACTTTGGAGGCAACTGAGTCTACTCTTGCTGCAATGAACACTGCGTTCTCAACTGCTGGAACTTACGTTAAGGTATTGGGAGATAGTTCTCCAAACTTCTACTCTGACGGAAAATCTCCACTATATGAGTTCCCAGAGTTGATTTACAACTACTCTGCTGTTAAGCGTGATACTTACTTGGCTTCTCGAAGAGAGAACATCAAGTCTCGTATCTACTACAAGGACAAGTTCTGGGGAGATGCTCAGTTGGACTTGATGGTACAGCGATTCCTTCGTCAGATGGAGAAGCAGATGTTATTCTCAAACCAAGCTCAGTGGACTTCTCAAGTAGGTGGTCTTTCTGACATGAACGGTGGTGTAAGATGGTCTATCATCAACAGAGGTGGTGAGTACCTTCCACTTGCTTCTGCTTTGACTCAGGCTCAGTTCGACAACTTCCTTGCTAACGTATGGAGCCGTAAGGCAAGTCGTTCTACTCCTATCACATTGTTCATGGGTCGTGGAATGATGCAGCACATCCAAAGAACTTTCACTGACGGATACATTGAGAATGCTGGTTCTATGAACACATTCGGTGGTCAAGAAGTAAAAGGTGTAGATGTACGTATGTACGCTATCGCTGGTGTTGAAGTTGCAATGGTAGAGCTTCCAGTTCTTAACGATACTGAGTTCTTCCCAGAGTTGACTTCAGTTGCTGGACTTAGCAACCCATACCGTCAGCAGCACACTTGCTTCGCACTTGACTTAGATCCAATCGAAGTGAAAGGTGGAGGTCTTGCTCCTGCTATCGAAAAAATCTACCGAGGACCTTCTGAGTTCTACGCAGGTTACATCAAAGGTATGGCTGACGCAGGTGTACCAACTGTTGATAACTTCGCAGATTACAGTGTAGATATCGTAAGTTCAGTAGATGCTCACAGATGTGACATCATGGCTGATAACGGAATCGACATGATCGGTAAGTTCAGTGGATTGATTGAATTGGTAGCTTAATTTATAACTCTTAAAACTTAGAAAAAATGAATCGAGATATCAATATTATTCTTACTACCGCTGAGACTGTAGCTACTGCTGTAGACTTTGTAGACGGTTTAGGTAGAATCCTAAAAGCTGCTGACGTACAGTACACCTTTCCTTGGAAAAAGCTTCAGGCTACTTCTAAGACTACTGGTGCTGCTGGTGCTGCTGGTCAATATACCATCACTCCAGGTGCTTTAGCTGCAAACACAGAGTACAGTTTCTACCTAACTCAAGAGATGGATGACGAAATCATCACAGAGCAAATCGTTTTTGTGAGTGGTGATACCGCTCCTGCTACTGCTGACGTTGTTTGTGACGCATGGAGATCTGTAATTAACGCTCACGTTAATGCTGGTAGACTTGCGGTTACAGCAGGTGGAACTACTACTCTTACTCTTGTAGCTTCTTCAGTTGATAACTTCAACTTGACAACTCAGGAGATTTCTCTTGCAGGTATCGTTGTGAACCAAGCTCCTGTAGCTCCTGTTGGAAGAGGCGCAGACCTTCTTGCAGAGGGTATTGTAGACTCTTTCCCTGCTGTTGGATCTGCCGCAGCTCTTCCTGTTGTTGGTCTTTCTTACAGTGAGTACTGCTTTGAACTTATGATGCCTAAAGGCAACGGAGGATTCAACGAGCAGACAAGTGATCAAGCTGTTCTTTTGAAGGTTTACGCTGACGAAGGTGCTGCTGGTTGGGCTGCTCTTGATGCTGTGATTGATGATGTAATTGATGGTACTTACACTGCTGCTGAACTTTTGGGTTCTAACGTGTAAATAACATTCAGTTGATTATTCTAAAAAGGGGTGGCAGTTTTGTCACCTCTTTTTTTTATCTTTACGTTGTTAATTAACTAATACTTTAAAATGGAAAGAGAAATTGCGGTGATTAAGCCAAAGGGCGTAAATCACATTAAACAAGCTGTAACGCTTACTGCAACTTACAACTTGAAGGGTAGAAACATCTCGCTCAATCAGTACGGTGAGGTCAAGTCTGGAAACCTAACTACCAACAGAGGAGACATCCGATTCGCAGGGGAACTTGCAACAGAGAGCAAGATTTTCGGTGAGTCAGTTGAGGAGGTTGAAGACCAAATCAGTTTTTGGATGAACCACCCAATGGTTGAAGATGTCAACGGAACAGGTAAGGACGGAGCCAGGTTCACAATCGAAGTGATTGAGGCTACCAAAGAGAAGAAGAGAGCCAAGACTGTAAGCGTAAACCGTGTAGTATCAACCATTTACGGAATGACAGAGGCTGAGAGAAAGGATGTAATGTACTTCTTCAAGCAAGACCCAAGAGATATGTCTGACGATGACATCACGCTTGAACTTGTTGACATTGAGGGAGGTCTACTTCTTAGAGAGCCTAACACATCAAGATTCATTGAGACATTCGGTTCGTTGAACAAGAGTTCAGTAGCCAAGAAGGTTGAGATGTTGGTGTACGTTAACAAGGGAATTGTATCTGGCTTTGTTACAGAAGATGCAGATAAGTTCTACATCGGTGACGTTCTTATCGGTAAGGATGAGGATGACATTGCATTGTTCTTCAAGGATAACCCACAGATGTATGATAACCTTGTACGTTCGCTTGCAGACAGTGGAGATGACACAGCTTTCAACGAACTAAATGAGGTCGAGGAAGATGACATCACTCCTGCCGAAAAAAGAGCGCACTTTATGAAGCTATACAAGAAATATAAGCTAAAGGGTAAGTTCCCTAACGACCTTGATAAGGCGATTGAACGAATCCACGCTTATGAGGAGGAGAATGGTATAGAGCTGTCTGAGTAATAATCGGACAACCAATTAAAGCAGCCCTGACCCCGTAAGGTCGGGGTTTCTTTTTATGTGTCCATAACATTGCGTATCTTTGTTCTATGGTCACAGGATTAGATCTTCAAAAATTATTCGAGGACAAGATTGATAACAGCTACTCGGATTACGTCAGCGATGCAAAGATGCAACGTGCGTTTGACAATGCGTTCCTACGTATTATTGAGAACAAGTATCGTGGTATGGATACTCAGAAGGAGTTCGATGAACTGTCTGAGTTGATGGTCATAGATGAGTTTCTTGTAATCAACAACAACAGATTCAGAACAACTCCAGTTCCAATTGCTTCCGCAACTGCTGCTGGTGTGTTTACGTTCTCGGCAGAACACAACTTGATAGTTGGTGATCAGTTTACGGTTGAAGGACCTACAGGATATCCCAACCTTGGAGATACGTTTACGGTTGTTACTGTAACTTCTCCTACAATTGTTGATGTTGCAACGCCTATTACCGCCATTACAGACGCAGATAACGGCTCCATTGTTACTGTTGCTCAGACAACAGGATTCAGAAATATGCTTGGAGATTATCTTCACGTATTGGCTATAGAGGCTTATATGTATGAGAGCGATGAAGCTATTCCTGTCTACAAAGGATACCCTGGAACTCCTGGAGTAATAGAGTTCTTTAGACCTACTAAGCTAAGAGACAAGGACTTTATATTCGCCTCTGTGTTTCAGACAGTACCTACAGATGTAGGATATGCTTTGGTGAGACAGGTAAGTGAGTTCAAGTATGAGATTTACGCAGCAGCTTACCCTCCTAACTTCAATACTCCTGTCACATTAAGCCAAGCTCAAATTGATTCAATAGTCGATATAGCGCAGGTTGAAGTTAATTGGGCTAAGTATCTACAGAGTGACCGAAGGATATCAAAGTCTGGTGAGCCGAGTATCGATGAGCCAAGATTCAATCAGCACAGGAACTTTATGCTCATGCATCCTCAAGGTGCTGTGTGTCGTGCTGTAAGTGTTGACTACATTAGAAAGCCTGAAGTAGTAATAGATGTTACCGATAATGTTCGTGACCTATCACTATTCTACAGCGAGACACTATTGAACAGGCTTACAGATGAGGCTGTCAAGATGTTCTACCAAGAAGTACGTGACCCTAATCAGTATCAGATTGCAGATAGGGAGATGATAGATAACCCATGATGGATATATCGGGAGAAATATTCATAGATTGGGAGGTCGATGTGACCTACGAAGAAATGTTTGAAGAACTAATATACGAGTACATTGAAGACGCTTGAGTGCATAGAATTGATACAGATGGCTGACGAAGGTGGAATCTTCACCGATGAGTCACGCTACGATGTTGGTACGATGCTTACAGTATTGAACGCTGCAAGGGCATTTGCCATTACCGAGATGTACCGTAAGAACACAAGGGTACACCCTAACTTCATTCAGAGAGTATATCCTGAGTACAAGGAGGCTATCCAGCAGTCAGACTGCTACAACCTGTTCGAGATTCCACGTACAGTTGAAATCAACGACAAGATGGACGGTCTTATGTATGTAGGAAGCATCAAAGGTGACGAGGCTTTTTGGAAGATTCGTACACGTATGCAGTTAAGCTCTCGTGGCAACCAAAGGGTACACAAGCTGGCTATGAACAAGCACGTACACTTTCTGTACGACACTACACGAGGCTACTTGGAGATACACGACCCAAAGGTTAAATACCCATTGGTAGAAGGTATCTTTGAAGACCCTACGAGTGTTCCTCAGTTCAGCTTTGACCACGATGAGTATCCTATCACTAACGATGCAATGAAGCGTATCGAAGACCTTGTGAGAAGGGGAACGATAGTAGACTCTATGAGAATGCCTATCAACAAGATATCAAACTCAGCAGAGGACTCCAACATTAAACGTGACGTTCAAACGAAATGATAGAGGTAGGTAAATATAGCATCATAAGTCTCCAAGAGGCAGTTGAGTCTGCAAAGGAGATGCTACGTATTCAGGACACGACAGAGTTCGATGGCTTCCTGCTAAGAAAGGCAGACGAGGCTATGCGCCATATAGGTGACGATACAACCTACGCAAAACGTGCGTGTACACTTGACATCGTTGATGGTCGTGCGAAGCTTCCTATGGGCTTTATTCGTCTTTTAGGAGCAAGAATGTCCGACTCCAACGGTAACTGCTTTGAGCAGCCGTACCTTGACCTACCTTTCCTAACAGATTGTGGGTGTGAGAATGTGGCTAACATAAACAACGGATTCAACAATCCCTTTCAAATACAAGAAGGCTATATCGTCTTCCACGCACCTTCAGACCTTGAAACGAACAAGATTCGTATCGCATACATCTCAAGGACCGTGGACGATGACGGATTGATGTTGATGTCTGAGAGACACGAGAGAGGTATTGAGGCTTACTTGTGCTATCAGTTCACGCTAAGTTTCTTTGAAAACTATCCTGTCAACATAAGACAAGAGTACCAAAGAACCTGGAAGAATCAGAAGCAGCATCTGAAAGGCATGAGCCAACGTGAGAGATTTGAAGAGAACAAACGTGAGATAGCCGCCATTCTAAATGCGTGGATAACATCTGACAGAAACGATAGATAATGGCTGATCAACCAGTAAGATTTACACCGCTCGGAAACCTTGATAAAGACTCTGAGTACAAGCTTATAGGTAAGGGTAACTACACTGATGCGCTTGACGTAATCAAGCAGGATGATGAGGGTCAGGTGTCAGGAACAATACAACCTACAAAGAGAAACAAACACGCATTCTCATTAGGTAGTGTTCAGGCACAGAACAAGAAGTATCGTGTTACTGTAGATGGTGACGCAACAAAGAATCATGCATTAAAGTTCCTGTCAACAAAAAGAGACTATAGAATTACGACAGGCACAGGACCTAACGGAGAGGTAGAGTTCAATGGAACAATATCATCTCTTCAGTCAGCCTTCAACTCATCAAACCTTCCAGGGGCATTCCAAGTGTCTGTATCTGGAAACACAATGGAGTTTGAATTAGCTCCTTATCCATATTATCAATGGTATTTAGAAAGTGTTGGGGATGATGATGTAGAGGTTGTATGTATTCAGGAAGCGATTCCAACAGACCTTGCAGGTCCTTTGAAAGACATTGGCTCTTACGATTTGCTTGGTGACCTGTTCGTATTCAGTACAACTCAAGATAACGAACCTACCGAATTAGAGGCTGAAATTATTGGGGTTGGTCCGATAGGTCCTAATCCAACACCACCGCCCAACAATTTACTTGTAGGTCCTCTTACATCTCTTACATTCAACGCACCACACGGTCTTCAAGAAGGTCAGTGGATAAGAATAACAGACTCAAACGCTCCTTGGTTAAATGGAACATTTGTAGTTCACGATGTAACTTCAACCATAGGTGTAGAAATAGTGACTGACACTGCATGGGGGGCTTCGCATCCTACATTCATTGTTGGTCAAGAAAAGGTATTCATACACCCAACAGGTATTGGAGAAATAGGTGTAGCTCAAAAAAACAACTCAACAGACTCTTGGACTTACACCAGACTTCTTAGAAGTGTCGAGTTAAACTTTGTTTCAAATAAACATCAAAGAGGAATAGACGGTAGAATCAAAGGAAAGAGGAAAATACTTTACTATACTGACAAGTACAATGCACCAAGGAACTTTCAATACATAGGTGATTATATTTTAGATGGTGCTATTGAGGCTGTAAACAGTCTTAATCAATACATATATGACCAGATTAGCGTTCAGTCAAACATATTTAATAACACTATAGGCTCCTTAGACACCAAGATAACTTATGTAGGTCAGTCAGATTCAGGAGGTTTTCTGCTTGGTGGAAATAAATACTACACTTTTAGATTTAAAGATGCTGAAGGCTCATTTACAAATTGGGCAGACCCAACCAAGGCTATACCTGTTATAAACAGATCACTTACAGATGACGCTGTATTGCTTAAAGGTTCTGACGTTAGTGACTCAGAAACAACGAAGGTGGTTAACCTGAGACTTGAAGGCATTCCTCAAGGTCTTTACGATAAGGTTGAATTTGCGGTAATAGAGTCAGACGATGCTGGAGGTCTAACTGGTACTATATTCAGAGATGACACTCTTTCGAGCGAAACTCAGTCATTAAATTTCTCTCATCAAGGAGATGAAGAGGAGCAAATACCCTTAGACGTTGGTGAGCTTGCGTTATCTTTAAATTCTTTTTCATCAATAAACAAAGCTGGAGATTTATGCATAATTGACAAGAGGTTAGTTATGGGTAATATCGCATACACAAACGTAAGTAACCTTGAAGATTGGGCTAAAACATTCACTCACGAGCTTGACTATTTTAATATAGGTGGGCTTGGAGATATTGTAGATGAAAAACTTGGAGGGTACTTAAATCCCAGCAACGTATTTAACTACCCATCCCTAACGTTGTATGAAACGTATAGGTTTGGAATTGATGTAACGTACAAAGACGGAACTATTTCTCCTACTTTTTGGATTGACGATATTAGAATAGACACGCTTGGGTCAAATCAAGCGAACATAACAGACAATAGAAGAATTGCAAATGGAGGTCTTCCAAATTATGCCCTGAATAACAATGACTCTAATTACAGTATAAAAGTTCCATACGTTAAATTCTCTAACATAGATATTGATTTTTCAATAGATGGGGTTCCATTAAGAAATCTAATTTCAAATGTTAGGTTTAGAGTTGCTGAACTTGAAGCAGAATTTAGAGAGAAAGAAGTATTAGCTTCTGGATTTGTCATTATGGGTGTTGAAGGAGAGACTGAAACAAGCCCTATAATATTAGATCAATCTGTAATAGGTATGAAGAGATCATACCCAGCAGGTTATCATGGTCAGTATTTAGATTGGATTGGTACTTACAAGCAAGCCACTCAGCAGTCATCAACATCTAACCCTTACGCAGGTAGTGTTGAGTATATTGGAACAGAGCAAGAGTACCCACAGCAGTTTACTGCTGCAAGAAGAACTTGTTTTTTTTACTCTCCAGATATATCTATGGGTAAACTTGATGATTATGAGTACAAATCTGGAGATCGTTTAAATGTGTTTTATCCGTTAAGAAGGTCTTACTATAGGACAACTTTTGACAACTATAATCAGTTACGATTAGATCAGAATGGAAATTTAATAGATGGAGGTTCTGTTGCTGGAGTCCCAAATGGAGATAAAATGCTTCCATCTCAAGTTGCAGAATACATAGCTTTCCCTCACGCAACGCCATCTCAAAATTCTTTAGCTAACTCAGATGGAGTATCTCAATATAACATACAAGATGCTTCTATTTTAAATCCTGGAGAACATATAATACTTGACGGTGTTGACATAAATTTATTTCACAAGGAAGATTCATTGCCAAATTTAGGTGATTTCATATATCCTGAGTTTGAGATATCACATGATAAATGTATAGCCATAAGAACAGATTCAGATGTATTTCCATTTTCTTCAAACTATTGGCAATCAGAAAATTCTGATTTTGGAATTTATTACGCTCAATTATTTAGGGACGGTGGTGTAGATAAGTATGGAGATAAAGACACAACAAAATACAGACCTTATTCTCAAAGTTTCCCAACGTCTGATTTAAAAAACGTATCCACTAAGCTTTCTGTATTCTTAGGGGAAAGTTTTACGACAAAGAATTTAATAAGGCAAAGATTTGCTAAAGAGGGTCAAGCAGACAATCCATTAGCTGGGGGACCAGGAAGTTTAGACAGTATATTGAATGTCGGTTCTCATGTAGGAATGACCTACTTTGCTCAGACATCAATGAACTCTGAGTTGGTAAGTGTTAGAGATGGATTTATATCTTATCCAGAAACCTTTACAGGTTCAATGACGGAAAGACTTAGAAGATGGACCGATATACCAACGCAAGATGGTTTTGGACCAGGTAGATATTCTCAATTTTACAACGAAAGATACACATACGGTCTTGAGACATTATTGAGAGAAGCGTATGATCAAGAGGATGATGAATTATTAGCAGACGTACCTTCAAGAATAATATACAGCGCAAGAGATTTATACTCTTCTCTTTCCGACAGTATGACTTTGTTTTTCCCAATAAACAGACATGATTTAGATAGCACTTTTGGGGAGATAATATCTGTGGATAATATAAATGGAGAACTGTTTACATTACAGCCAAGAAAATACCAATCTCAGTATTTCAATTCAAGAGGTCAACTTCAAGGCACAAGCCAAAGTGTTGAGGTCTTAATTGGTGACGGTTCTGTTTTATCAAGGGATGGTCAAACACTATCATCTTATGGAACAAGCCATATATGGAGTATTATAAAAGGCTCAAGCCCAGGAGGTAAGGATGTAATTTACTGGTTCAACCAAGAGAATGGATTGTTCATGCGATTCGGTGCAGATGGAACTGTGGTTCTTTCTGAACGAAGTGGTAT